ATTGTTCGGTGCAGGTCTGGCTGGTCTCGGCTGGCTAACTCGTCGTCGTAAAGTAGTGTAATCGAACACGTCCGCTGGTGGTTGCATAGTCCTCGTGGCCAGTGGACGTTAGGCCCGACACCTTACTGCCGTTCGGTGTCGGGCCGCCCTCACACTTGCTAGGAATGATCATGGACAGAACAACGCTCAAACTGGACTTTCAAGATCTTGCCGCACAACTGATGCTGGAGACAGAGGTATTCTCAGATGGACCAACAACGTGCAACGTTGCGATTGTCGGCGAGGGACCGGGAGAAACTGAGCTTCGCCATCCTCAGAGACTTCCTTTCGTTGGTGGAGCGGGCAACCTTTTATGGGACAGTCTCCGATCCTTTGGCCTCAATCGAACAAACGTTTATACTACTAACGTCGTTAAGAGACAGATCAGCCTCTCGAGAAAAGGAAACGAACGACACATTGTTCACCGTGACGAATTGGATAAATGGATCGGAATGCTTAGGTGGGAACTTGAGCAGCTCCCAAATATCAACACTATCTTTGCGATGGGAAACTATGCTCTCGAGGCTGTTTACGGGGCCTCAGGAGTTACCAACTGGAGGGGCTCTGTTATTAACGCAACGCTGCCTAATGGTAGGAGAGGGCGAATTGTGTGCGCGTATAACCCTGCCTATGCTATCCGTGAGCTTAAGTTTGAGCCGGTGTTTCGAATGGACTGCAAAAAACTGGACCTTGTCGCTCGAAACGTCTTCAAAGAGCACAAGGTGGACGCCATCATCAACCCCACGTTCAGGGAATCCATGGCATTCATCCGAGACTTGGAAAGGTCAGAGAGACCTGTGAGTTTCGATATTGAAACCATGAACACAACGGAGACAGTGTGTTATGGCCTATCGAATAACGCGCATAAAGCTATATGTATCAACCTCCGTGACAAGGACTGGAACCGCTTCACTGTACCAGAGGAGCGTAGTCTTCTACTGGCCTTGCAAAGACTGTGTGACTCACACAGAATTGTGGCACAAAACGGGTCGTTCGATACGTATCATGAGTGGCTTCGCAATGGCCTACGGATCAGGATTTGGTTCGACACGCTACTTGCACATCATACTCTCTACCCCCAGCTTCCTCACAGCTTGGCGTTCTTGGTTTCACAGTATACTACCCACCCGTTTTACAAGGACGAGGGAAGGCGATGGAAAGAAGGAGGCGACGTTGATAGTTATTGGATTTATAACTGTACCGACGCCGCGACGACATACGCCTGTTATGAAGGACTCGCCAAAGAACTTAAAGCTCAGGGACAGGAAAAGTTCTTCTTCGACCATGTGATGCGTGCACAGCCACATCTGGTCGAGGCGGCTGTGCATGGGGTGCAGGTAGATATGAGTGTGAGGGACGTCATTGCGGATCAGGTGAATAGAGATGTGGACGAGTACAAGGCTGAGTTTCATAGACATGTGCAGGAGTTGACGGGAGAGCCTGACTACTATCCGAACCCAGGGTCGTGGCAGCAGCTACAGGACTTGTTCTTTAACAGGCTGAAGCTGAAGGGTAAAGGTACGAGTACAGACGAGGCGAATAGAGAGAACATTATGAAGGACTCTAGCACGCCTCCGCAGGCTAGGGAGATGATCAGTGCGCTGACACGGTGGAAGAAAGAAGACAAGTTTCGTGGCACATACGTGGAGTCTAAGGTTTCTCCAGATGGCCGGTTTCGATGTGAGTATAAGCAATATGGGGTTGCTCGCGCCCCAGGCCGGTTATCCAGTGCGGCGCTTATATATGGAGAAGGCGGAAACATGCAGAACCAGCCCGTTCGTGCGAGGAGCATGTACGTTGCTGATCCTGGCTGTGTCTTGCTGTATTTTGATTTGGCCCAAGCCGAAGCGCGTGTTGTCGCGTACCGTGCTAATATCCCAAAGTGGAAAGATCAGTTCGAACAGGCTCGAATTGATGGTAAGTACGACTGTCATCGAGCCCTAGCATCAGAAATGTTTAAGGTGCCCTATGATGATGTCCCGCTCAAAGATTGGAATGCGGACGGGAGTCCGACTATACGCTACGTTGCGAAGCGATGCCGTCATGGACTTAATTATCGTATGGAGAAGTGGAAACTCGCTGAGGTCACTGACCTACCGTTCCATCAAGCCTCTCGTGCATGGTCGGTCTACCATGCTATCACGCCTGAACTCAGGTCGTGGTGGGGTGCGGAGGAAAAGCAGTTCAAGCTAACGCGTGAGATTTATAACGGTATGGGTCGTAGGTTTAAGGTTATCCAACGCATCGATGATGATGTTCTTGACAGTATCATTGCTTTCTATCCACAGTCCACTATCGGTGATAAGGTCACGCGTGTGTGGTATATGTGTGAGGAGGACGACGCTTGGCCCGATAGGATGTACGCTCGTATCGCCATAGATGTGCATGACAACTTGGTTCCCATCGCGCATCCACGATACGCTAAGACGTGTCTTAGGATAATGAAGAAGCACGCCGAGTCTCCGATTATGGTTCAGGACGTGTACAAGAATAAGCCTGAGCTGTTGATTGTGCCAGCCGAATTGAAGATGTCGTACCCGACTGCGTGGGACGGCGAGGCATTTGTCGAAGACCCGAACGGTTTGCACAGATGGAGCCACATGAAGGAGGTTCATCTGTGAGAACTGAATACGTAGAGCCTCATCAGCTTGGCTGGCTTCGGCGTCCTGAACTCGATTATGACAAGATCGAAGTCTGGGAGCGCCCCGACGGAAAGCTGTTTGCACATAGGGTAGGCACGCGGCTTTACTTTGCTGTATATAAAGGTCCGGTCGATGAGTGAACTAACGCCTATGATTAGAGCGTTCCTGTTCGAGGCAGGAACGCAAGGCCGGACGCAGAGAGAGATATTCAAACGCTTTCAGTATATTCCCCAGGAAGAGCTATTGACAGAACTGCACGCGCTCTGGTCGGAGGAGCGCGTGCAACGTTTTTCGGTCAAGAAGACATTCGTCTGGCGTGCCACAGATAAGTTCAATGTGTGAGTCACACTACATTAGGTCTGGGTACATGAAAGGCGCCGGCTCGCTTGGCTGATCGAACGGTTTAAGGTCTTTCAGCCTGATCTCCTTACCGTATTTGTTTGACATTGCAGTCTCGACGGCTCGACGAACGTAGTTGATAACTCTAAGAGCCTCGAACTGCTTCTTCTTGTAGAAGTTCACAACGTCTTGCCGATTGGTGGTGTCAATGCCGGACTGTTCGAGTTCCTCCTTTGCATCTGGTTCCATCTCCCGCTGCCACCGATCGTAGGTGCCGTGATTCACGTCTTTAAGGCGCTCGAGCTTTTGTGTGGCTGTTCCGTAGTTTCGCCACAAGGACTTGAAGGCGATACCTCCTTGGTCAATGCCTTTGACCATGTTGGGGCTTTCCTTCATGTAGCGGTTATAGAACTCCTGCATGTACTCGTTATAGAGCGGGTTGATCGGCATGCCTTGCTGTAGCCCAGGATTACCGGCGCTCAGCTGCTGAAGGCCATACTGTTCTTGCACGGCTACCCCGCCACCTGTGCTTGCGGGCTTGATGCCAATGCGGCCCTCGTTGACTGTCCATTTCTTAAAGAAGCGAGCGAGGTCGTTGAACTCCTTCTGGTGCTCGAACACTTCCTTCGATAGGTCGGTGACGTTCGACACGTCAGGTAACGTGCCGACGAGATCACGAAGGATCGGCGTCTTCCTAATGTTGATGTCTCTGGCCTGCTTCATGCCGTTGTTTATAGCGTTCCACCAACCGCCTTCCGACTGTGTTGATGCTGCATAGAAACCGCCAAGCGATTCGGCCACGCCGCCAAACATTGCCCGAGTGGCTAGTTCAAGACTGGTAGGCAGTCCGCCGTTCTGGTTGAAAGGGTCACCCTTTACTGGATAAGCAACACCGCCGAACATGCCCTGCGGACCTCGTATACCGTACGCTCCAAACGCTACGTTCACAATTGGAGGCATTGGTGGGATGACAGCAGTGTCGAGGAACATGTGTGCGGCGATCCACAGGTCTTCATTCAGTGGGCGTCCTGCTGTTACGTTGTCGGGCATACCTAGTAGGAAGTGACTGGGGTCATCCTTTGGTATGCCGCTGCCAAGCATGTGGTGCCATGCAATTTCAGCAGCGCGTTTGAATGGGTTGAGTTCGTGGAAGAACGTAATCTCCATGGACTTTTCGACAGGCTGGCCTGGAAGTGGAACGGCGAAGTTCATCTGTCGATTGAACGCGCTTCGACCATTCAAAATCCAGTCGACATAGCTACGTCCGTTAGGGTCACCGCCCTGAGCGTCAAGGGCCTTGGCGTAGTAAAGTAGCCCAACCGCAGGGGCCATGGCATAGAGCGCAGTGCTTCGTGTGAATCGCACGGGGTCATGGAGGAAGGCTTCGCCAATACGCTTAGCGCCTTGCAGTGTAGGGTTCCACCACGGAATTGCGTTCTTGCCTATGTTCTCAGCGGTCCAGCCATAACCTTTGACTAGTGTATGTGCAATCCTTTGAGTCATCGATCCATCAGTTTCGAATCGAATGGGTCGTTTGTTGCTGTCCCGACCAACGTAGTACTCGCCACCAACTCGAGGGTCACCTGTCAGACGGCGAGCACGCAAGGCTAGGTCGGGAGCCGACTCGGTCCCTAGGTTTCGTTTGACAAAGTTGAAGGCTGGTCCATTATGGATCGACTCGATTGATGCCTTCCAGGCATTCCAGAAGTGCTGCGCTCCGCGAACCGTGTTGCTCGCCGCTGCATTGGCGTCAAACCACTTAGTAACGTCTTCCAGTCCCTTGGCGCGTGCTTGTTGCTCAAGGATACTGCCGCGATGGGAGCCTGCTGCCTTGAGCTGAGCGTACACGCTTTCGTCGTAGACAACGGCAAGGCGCTTCGATAGCCCATCCATCCAGCCCTTACCATAGATTTCACCAAGCATTCCTGCACTACCGTTCTCGAGGCCGCGTGAAATCGACTTAGCGATCTGAGGGATCAGTTGCTGAGGGATGGCAAGCAATGTTCCAACGGCTGTCGGTGCCTTGAAGCCTTGTTCTGTAGTGAACTTGGCAATCCAATACGAGCGGATCGCGCTGGTGACGGCGAAGTTAGGGGCGAGTACGCCAGTAGTTGTACTTTCCAACATGCGCTTGGTCGAATGAAGTGCGTTCCCTCCCCATCCGGTGATTGTGGAATGGTCAAGGCGCAGTACGTCGGCTAGGAAAGGATCGGTCGTATAGTATTCTGTTTGGCCTCGACGCTTAAACGATACGACGTTTTGCTTCCAAGAGGGGTTCTCGGCTAGTTGCTCCTTGGTCACTTCCACGAATGAGTCGGGATTGCGCTTGCGCATTGCGTCGACGTATCGACCGACAGCCTCGTTGTCAAGGCGCTCCTTGATAAGTCCGCGTGCCATGTCTGCCTGTGACTCAATGGCATTGGCTCCCGTCTCTTTTCCACGAAGGTTTCCGAGAGCGTTCGGGCGTGAGCTGTTTAGGAAGGCTTGACTGCCGTCATCCATGGCAGGTTTATTTGGGTCGAGATGCTTCTTCGGAACGGTACCGTATTCGCCGCTAGCTTGAAAATCGCGGATGGCTTTGTTCCATCCTTGGTTGGCTTTTAGCATATCTCTGAGGCCAGGATCAGCACGCTCCAAGTCTGAGATTGCTTTGGTTACGTCGTCGATAGTCTGGCCTTCAAGCGTCGGCGGTCCTGCCTTAGGAGTCTTTCCCTCAGCAACCTCGTACTTGCGCATCTGCGACATAAGCGTGAGTTCGTCTGCTCGGTCCCACAGCTTAAGATAGGTATCTGACTGGGCCGTTGACTGCCTTGCCATATCGTTCAAGGCAACTGGCGCATTGAACCGGAATGATGGCGTTTCCATCCTGGCGGTTTCAACAGCGCTATCTGCAAGGGCACGCCCCCCTTGCCGAGTCGTGATGCGGAAGTTCTTATCGAGGCTATCGACTACCTCTTCTGGGATGCCGTTACGCTCAGCGATTCGAGCAAGGGGAGCATTGATATCATCGGCAGCACGGATAGCATCACCAAGCGTGCTCGTTGCAATGGTTCCAGGGGCAGCATTGGCAACTTCGCGTGCTGTTCCTGCCTCGACTGTACGAACCGCAGGAAGCTCTGCCCTTGAGAACCTAGCGAAAACCTTCGGTGCGAGGATCATTCCGACCAGTGTGCCACCAACGACTCCCATAGCCTTGTATTCAGACTGCGAGGTCTTCTGCATACCTGCGACTGACTGGAAGATTTCCATGGCAGTCGGGGAGTAGGTACGTGCTGCGATCTCCTTCGCGACCCAGGCGTTCTCCACTCGTTGTGCGAAAGCCTCGTCGGACTCGGCACCAACACGTTCGCCTGCTCTATTCAGTCGCCCCTTGCCCTGTGAGAGTTTAGGTGGTGTGGTTGTACGCATGTCTGGGGGAGGGATCGTCATGCCCTTAGGAATTTCAGGAGCTTCAGCGCCTTTCTTCTCTCTGCCTGTGTGACTCACACTAGGAACGATCGCTGACCCTGGTACGATGGTCGAGCCTGGGATCGTCGGTGCAGGCATCGTCGGAGCACCTGGCGTAGGAGCCACTGCTACTGGTGGTCCAGACAATGCTGACGGAGGCTTAGTTGTTCCTCGAGACTCAGCGAAGCCTGCCTCGGCAGGGGTCGTGACTGAGGGGATAGGTATCTCGTTATCACCTAGAGCAGTCAGTCCAGCTCGTGCAGCGACACCTGTCAGCGTAAGGGCTGTTGTGGTTAAAGCGCCTTTCATAGGCATGAAGTACTCGCCGGTCCAGACACCTGCCTGCTCTATAGGAGTCTCAGGCTTCAGGCCCGTGGTGCCGGTCACGGTCTTAGTAAGCCCTCGTGTACCTTCCGCAAGCTCGTTGAGGTAGTCGGCGACGTTCTGCATCGTCGAACTCTCCTCGACTGCCTGCATGCTACCCACGCGTCGAGCAGAGCGCGGTACGTCCTCCCGTGGAGTATTTGCCTCGATGCCTGCAAGGAATTGTGCTCCTGCGGCTGGGAGCGAGTAGACCAAACTGCCAAGCTCAGCGGCTTTCTGTCCTGCAAATCGTATCGGCCGCGTCATTTTATCCAGAGTCTCCATCGGAGTCTCTGGCTTGAACGGTCCTTCTTGTTCACGAGGAAAGAAGTCGGGCTCTGTGATCGGACGGTCGTGTACTACGCCGCGACGGGTTCGAAGCGCAGCGAGTTCGAAAGGGTCAGTCGTTGCGTAGTCTTCCATCGGCGCGCGAGGTACAGGCTCTGGAAGCGGGTCAGGCTCTGTGATAGGTTGAGGAGTGACGATGGGTTGCTGGTCGAAATCGTGCATCTCCGTGAGGGGAGCAGGTCGAGGGAAACGCTGAGCCGCCAGGACGGGGTCACCGGCTTCTGGTGGAGCGCTAGGCTCTGATAGTGTTGTGTCGGGTGTGTAGTTAGGATCGCCCCACTCTAGCAACATTCTAAGCTGTTTAGCCTTCTCGTCTTCTTCGGGACTGAGGAGTGCCTGTAGCTCTTCCTGAGCGTCAGGAGGCGTAAACGAGCCTTCAGGGCCTCGACGAGCTGAGCGGAATGCCATTCGTGTGACTCACACTAACGTTGCTGGGCGAGAAGCATCTGAATGAGCTGTTCGGGTGTCATTCCATTGCTTGGCATTGGGCGGTTGGCTTCTTGGACAGTCTCGATTGGACGGCTTCGCTGAGCTGTAGCAGTCATTTGGTTCAGAATGTTAGCGATCCCCGACTGGGGATCAATGAACTCCTCGAGAGGAGCGTTCTCAAGTTCGCCAGTTGGAAGATCAGGCATCAGTATTCTCCCTCTGCGGACTCAGGTGGGCCAGACGATTCGTTTTCATCAGCTCCAGCCTGAATGTCTTTCGGAAGATTCTCCTGGCCCCAGTACTGGACGAAGGCCTGAATGTTCTCTGGCGATGGGTTGGCTTGAAGAGCGGCTTGATCATCTTGGAGGTTCTCCCACTTCATGCCACTGCCAGGAGGCGGACCACTCTCAGTACCAGGAGCGGCACCCATAGCGCCCTGTACCTGTGCCAGCATAGCTTCATCGGGCTGCATCGGTGGCGGCGCTGGCGGTCCTTGGTTCATAGGCATGCCCGGGGAGCCGCCTCCTCCCTGCTGCGCCATCATTTGAGCGATAAGTTCGTTCGGATCACCGGGCATTAGAATCTCCATGGAGTGGCATAATCGCCATATGGCGAAGACGTATAGTCATAGGCTGCGTAAGGCGTATTGGGGTACGGCGGGCCTAGGGAACCAGAGTACTCGTCGGGATACGCGCCACCAATAGACGCGGCATCTTTTCCGACTAGCTTTGAGTATGGATGGTCTGAAGGATAGATGCTGCCGTAGCTGCCACTGGAACCTGAGGCATTTCCGTCTGAGTCGTAGGTCGCCCCTGTGGTCCCACCGACTGTGCCTTTAGTCGCGGCTTCTTTTCCAGGCATCAGCATCTTGGCAAGGCTTAGGAAATCAGATGACTTTGGTCCCTGCGCATCGGCCCTGCCTAGGTTTGCAGCGGCAGCATTCGCATTCGAGGCTCCTGACCCGTAGAGAGTGGTCATTAGCTTGTCGTAGTCGGACATGGTGCTGAGCTGCTGTTTACGACCCTCCGACTCTAACCCGACGATGGTTGAACCTGTGGGATCGACTGGAGCCACGTAGTTCGCTGTATCCTCGAACTGTTTCAGAGCAGGCAGGTACTGAGAAGTATGGCCAGCCTGACGTTTCAGAGACTCGTCGAGCGCAGAGCCACGAGCCTTGAGCATCGTCTCGGCGAGTTGCTGCCCAGGAGTTGGTCCCCTATCAGTCTGGCTTAGGGTCGGGAGGTTGCCTGCTGTACGCGTGCCCCAGCGATCCATCAGAGTGTTAAGCTGACGTTCGCCGGTGCCCTGGGCTTGGTTGAGTAGGTTGATTATTTCGGCGTAGCTTTCGGCTTCCGATTTAGGCTTTTGATAGAGATATTCGCCTCGGAGTCGATCATAATCCTGGGAAGCCTGTGCACCCCGAGTCTGAGCACGCCCCTGTCGCTCTTGTCCTTGATCAATAAGTCGCTGCTGGGTTGGGGAGTAGCTGGTAACCCATCGTCCTTGGTTCGGGTCATAGTAGGTTGCATTCCCAAATTGATCCGTGCGTAGTGCACCAGCCATACCTAATGCGCGTTCACGCTCTGCGCCAGTGTTGCCCAGAGCCTCATACAGCTGAGACATCTGAAGGGCTTGGTTCTGCTTCGCATCCTGACGAGCCTGCTGGCTCTTCAAGAAGTCAAGCACCATACCGGCTGCGGCAGTTCCCGCTGAAATCGGATCAAAAGGCATAGCTGCCTCCGGTGTGAGTCACACTAAAATACGGTCGAGGTGCGCTTCTGGACAGGCTTCTGACCGGAGAATGGATCGTTCGGGTCTTCGGACGACGTAACAGGGCCAGCCACAGCGTTAGGATCGAAGGGAGTGTTCCCAGCGCCTTGGGCACCACCGGCGATTGAGGCAAGTGCGCTTGTGTCGAATAGATCGCCTGGAACACCTGCACGGAACATATCGGCGAACTTCGATCCGAAGTCACCAATTGACGACTGCACCTGTGAGCTGTACGGGTTGATATCAAACGGATCACCAACTTCCAGCGTGCTTGCCCTCTGACGCCCAGTATTGGCGATGTCACCGAGCTTGCTGCGCTCTTGATCGAGTAACGTCTTGCCGATATCTTGTAGCTGAGTGCGTACGCGAGAGCCTTGAGTGTCTAGTTCTTTAGCGCCAGCCCCGTATCCAGTGTCTGTGATGACACCGCGCTTACGAAGGTTATCTAGGTAGCTGGTTGCCTTGCCGTACTGCTCGTTGTAGATGTCCCCAGCGAGAGGGTCATCATATGTGTCTGGTAGATAGGTCGACTCGAAACCTGGAGCGAACGTCGTGTCGAGCTGTCTGTTTGCAGCGCTTCGGGTCGCCGTTGGGTCCTTCGCAGCGATTGCAGCTTCTTTGGCTTGTTGATCAGCTCTAAGCTGGTTCAAGTAGTCAAGCTGCATCTGCATTTGACGGTCGGATGCCTGTTGGGCTGCGACGGCTTGAAGTCGCGCTGCCTCGGCTTGCCGTTGACGTACTGCCTCGGGGTCTTCGCCGCCAGAGCCAAATAGTGAGCTGAGCCAAGACATGATTATCTCCTAGAACACGGATGTTGAACGCTTCTTTGCGGCAGGAGGAGCGCCGGAATCGTCTAGCCCTGTGGACAACTTTCCGCCTTCAACCGCATAAGGATCGTATGAAACGTTATTCGGACTCCTCACGCCTCCACCGGCCGCAGCAAGACCACTCGTATCGTATAGGCCGCTTGTGTCGCCTACTGCGGTTGTGTATGAAGAGGGGAACGCCGCCAGGAACTGCGCAGCCTCAGTATTGGCCCTGTTATAGTATGGACTAGGATCGAAAGTTTCACCTGACTGACCACTTGCAGCAGAGAACCCTTCGTTCGCAAAACCTCTGAGTTTTGCTCTTTCGTTCGCAAGCAATGTGTCTCCGATGCCAGATAGCTTAGTGCTAACGCCTGGGTCTTGTGCTGTTATGGCTGCGAGCCCTGCATCTCTGCCAGAACTTGAGAGCGTCCCTCGCCTGAACATGTTGGCTATGAAATCCTGTGCGGAGCCTCGAGCTTTGTTAGTTATTGAGGCTGCGGTCGGACCATATGCTCCCGACGGCACGAGTGTGTTTTCGAAGCCTGTAGGCAGGAGTGCCTGAAGCTTTGCCTCGGCTGTAGGTCCGCTATATGCTGGCGGTGCAGGATTTGACGCCTGAGCAGCAGCGATCTGTTGAGCACTCGTATCCGGAGTTGGTGCGTCCAAAGGCTGACCTGCCTTAGGGTCTAGATACGCGATCTTGGCATAGACGGCAGGGTTCTCTCGACGAAGATTATCGAAATATGCCTGTTGCTCTGACGGAGAGTCGCCAGTAGATGTAACTTGTTGGCCGAAACTAAGACCTACGGGCATTTGCCCCTCCTATCGAGTCGTGTGAGTCACACTAACCTTGGATTGATCCCGTGAGCCAGATATTGAAGTACACAGTATAGCTAGCGGCGTAGCCCGCAGGGTAAAATGCATGGAATCCTTCTGTGTAATCAGCAACGTCCCGTGCCGATATGTCTAGGCTCCACCCTATATTAGGGCTGATCTGATAGGCGTAACTTACCAGCCCAGCACCGGCAGTCGTTAACTGGTCTATTGCGAAGCCTCCGTACCAGCCAGCTGCTCCTGTATCAGCCACCCAGGCGTACCCAATCGCACTCAAGTCACAAGCTTCATCTCCCCAAGTGAGGAAGTAGCAATAAGAAGCGCCGTTTATGGTTGTCCATGATCCTACTCCAATAGTGGTATTGGTTCCTGGACCTCTTATAGGTCGCGATCGTCGGTTGAACCAACTTAGTACAAATCTGTTCTGCGCGTTGTCTATGAACGTTGTGGCTCCGTTAGCAGTCCGAATCATTCCAATGAGTGTACGTGTGTTGTCTCCGCTCTTGATCTCTGTCCCTTCATTGGTCAGGGCAACGCTTGTCGCGTGTCCCGTGAGTGAGAAGTCAGCCGTGAGCACACCAGCATTAGAGAAAACATAAACATAGTACACTGTGGCGGCTCCAAGGGACTGACCTGCAACGCCATTGACATAAGCGTTCGTATTGGTAAGTCCAACAATTCCAGATGTAGGAATCGGGACTAGAACCCCATTGATCTTGATGTGCCCACCATTAAATGGTGTGAAGCTCAGCTGCGTAGGGCTTATATAGCGCAGCCTGCCACAGTTTATCGACGGAGAAACAGTCGAGCCTGTTGGTCCTGTCGGCCCTGTCGGGCCTACTTCGCCTTGCGCTCCTGTAATACGGTGTCCGGCGAAGTATGTATTGGCTGCCGAGCCATCAATAAATGCAGCGCCGCCAGTCGACACGTACGCGAATGCTTCGTAGTAGTCGGTTCCACTCGCTATGTCATCTACACTAACCTGAGCAGTCACGATCCCGCCGCTTGAGGCGACATCTATTCCAGACTTGAGGGACACACCATTCTTGTAAATACCGACGGCTGCTACACCGCCAACTGCAATAGCGCCATTCACGACCATTGAGGCAGTAAGGCTTACCAATCCCGTCGGCGGCGTCCAGCGACTAATCGCAGGGTCGTAGCGAGCGCCTTGATCATATTCCTCGGTACCAAACGACATCTTAGTGTATACTTGATTAGGAATACCAGTCTGATTCGTGCCACCCTTAGATGCTCTGAACCCAACTTCAGCGAGGCCCATCGTGACGACGCCGACCTCACCGAGAAAGGCGCCCATGAGAAATGTACCAATCCCTCCGAGGATTGTAGGAGTACCCGCAGAGGGTATATACGCCCACATCTCGTAGTAATCAGTACCGTTTGCGATGTCATCGATACTAAGTGTGGCTCCTGCCGCTGTACTGGGAGAGTAAAGATTAACTGATCTAAAGCTTGATCCGTTCTTATAGATCGAAATAGCCACGAACGTATCGATGGTGTGGCCTGCAACATCCATCCCGCAGTCGATATGGATTTGCCCTGATGGCGGCGTCCATCGACTATTAGCTGTATCGTAAAAGCTTCCAGAGTCATATAGCTCGGCTCCGAACGTAACCTTCGTCCATGTGGCTGCGGTGAGGCTTTGCGTTACACCGTTCTTGTGCGCACTGAACCCAATGGCATCGCCACCCGCAACACCAGCAGAAACAATCAACTGCTCCGTACGCAGTGGAGTCATCAACTGCGTGTTATTCGTACCTGCTGTAGCCTCGGCTTGTGTCGCGATTCGAGCAGTAATCCCTTGACCGACACGCAAAGGCGTCATTATCTCTGTGTTATTCGTGGCTTCCTGTGCTTGTGCCACCGTTGCAATACCAGGGGTAGGGCTTTGCGCGGTGATTGCCTGTGCAGTTCGCAGCGGCGTCATGTACTTATTGTTATCGGTACCCTGCTCAGCCTCTGTCTGTGAGGCGGCGATCACGGCAAATGAAGTCCAGTAAGTGGGATGCGCTGCAAATTCCTGAGCAAACGTTGGGGCGATTGCTGCATTAGAACTTGTGTGTGCAACAGCACAGGAATACAACGTGCCAGTGCTAGGATCGATTATGAGATCACCAACCAAATAAGCGTGATCGTTCAGCCACTGGTTAGTCTCTTGGGCAACGATCGCAGTGAAGAGTGCCTGGTCGATTGACTCCATTGCAGCAGCGAACTCGGCGTGCCAAGGCTCCGATAGGAAGTCGGGAACGGCAAGATGGAAACGCGGTGTGTATGATAAGGTCATGTGTGACTCACACTTGGTTAGCGTTTGAACTTGCCGCGAGAAAACAAGAACGACATATTCACCAGCTCAAGATCGCCTGCCTCGTCTCCGACTATAGCAATTTTCAGTGTCTTAAACTTAACAGGGAACTTCCATAGTCGAGGATCGCCACTGCGTCTTCCTCCACCATAAGGGCCTGCGTCATAGCCGGACCCTGGCGCCTCGTTTGCAATGAACTCTGTAGACAAACAAGGCTCGAAGACAACCTCTCCTTCGTGATTCTTGTACAGGTTATCCACGTACGCTCTGACTGTAAACTGAGCATTGCCTTTAGTCGCCATAGAGATGAACCTGAGGAACTTGACCGACATTGGATTTTTACTGTCAAGCCATGGCAGCTCCAACTCGAAGTCGATCGACACGCCTGTATACTCTTCCCAACGAGGATTGAAGAGGATGGTCGTTCGGTCATCTTCGAAAGTTGCAGGCAACGGTGAGCTTGTATGTCCGGCTATGGCCTCGAATGTTTTCCCTGTAACTGGATCAAACGCGATACTTCCTGCCTCGTAGAACGTTGAGTTCGACCACGACGAGTCACGGTCAAGCACTCGATCCTTGAAGTATTCCTCTCCTGCGAACACCTTGTTCCCATGCTGATACACACGCAGACCATCAGCGTAGAACACTCTACCAAGGAACGTCCTGCATCCGCATTGTACGTTAAGGCCACTGAACTCGGACCACGCGCTGTACTTTAGCTTCGTACTGAAGCTGTAAGTAAACACTCGTCCACCAGGCGTGAAGAAAAGCATGTCGTGACCTAGAGGGTCGTAGATCATGAAGCATTCTTTTTGTTGTTGATCGTCTGTTAGAGCCCCAACGGTCTGCCGAAACGGTGGTTCGATTCGCTCACTAAGCGACTGGCTTTCCAGAGTGCCCGAGACACTAAGCAGGTTCCGTCTGGCGCTGGCCATTCCCCCGAGACCAGCGAATAGTAGATCGTTCTCCACTGGCGCGACGCACCGATGCCCGAGTACGCCAAACGTCGGCATTGTATCGGGGAAGAATGGCTCATGTACGCCTGCGGCATTGTACGTTCCCAACTTCACAATTACCGTTTGGTCTTGAAAGAACACCAGCAGGTTCGACCTAAAGCCTGCTACACCCCGAATCTCGATGGCTCCTTGAGGAGCGAAGGCACCGACATCGATCTCGATTGAGTCGTTAGGTACTGGGTCGTGAGGAAACGTCCCAGCGGTCCCAACAGCAGAAACGAAGATCGTTGTTGGCTGTTGCACGGACGGTGCGCCGTACGGGTTGATATTGGCTATGCAGTGGTAATTCGACACCACACAGCCAAACTTGCCAATTGGAACGTTAACGTTGCTTCCTGTGGCTAGGTCTTGCAGATATTTGACAGTGAAGTCATCGGCTATCGTAATCGGCTTATCCTTGCCGTTGTGAATGATCAGTTCGCGTTTATACGTTACGAAATTGACTAGATCGAGTTCCGTACTCCATCCAGCGGGCGCTCCTGGCAGTGCAGCAGCAATTGTCGGGTTCCATATTATCTTCTTACTTCCGTCGCCCCCGATCACTATGACTGCGCCGTTAGAGAGTACACAGATCAGCCCAGCGGCAAAGTACGTCATATCGACAATTCGCGCGCCACTCCCCGCTATGCTCGATAGGTCAGCGAACCATTTCGAGCCGTATCGAATCTTCTGCGTACCGCCAGGAGTGCGTCGAAAGTTGCGAACCTTAACGAGGTAGGTTGACTCCATTTGTAGATCGGTTTCGATGGCGTTCCAACCGCCACCGAAACCGCGCAAAGTGATGTTTTCTAGCCTGTTCTTCGCGGCTGGTTTCATCGCCTTTGGAAAAATGGAAACATTCATGTGTGAGTCACACTAGCGTTCGTGCCAATAGAATGGGATACTCGAGTCGCCCGAGACAGGAATCGGATGACTAGCCAGTGCCGACATTACGTCTTTATACTTCATCTCCATCAGGTTACGAACGGTGTCTGCTGCGCCGGCGTTCAGATCGTCTCCCGATAGCGTCATGAACGCAGTTGCGTACACGAGCATATCGGTGTCGAGGTAGAATATCTGTTCCCAGTCAAACGACACCTCAGGGGGGACTAGGGGGTAGACCTTTGCCAATACGTTTACGATCCCTATTGACGTCAAAGGATAAATCTGAATCTTCTTCCTGGCGTAGTCTGGATCGGTTACGTCGAGACTGGTCCAGTACGCAGGTCTAGCGTTACTAGTATTCATGGTCGCAGGGTTGATACGCGCAGGTAGTATTGGAAGTGGATGCGCACTCTGGTCTGCGTGTACTGCGAGAAAGTCTTCAAAGTCCTTAACCTGCTCGAATGGGCTTGTTACGGGTTTTCCTGTCGCTCCATTGAGCGTAATGGTGAACCACTTGCAGTACTGTCTCCACGAGTATTTCTTGAACATCATATTGAAGGCTCGAACAGCATCGGCCTTCATCCGGTCGTCCTCGTACATCTGTACGCCAGGACCAGTCACCTCACCGACAACGGTGAGTGCAGCGTTTACGATCTCGCGTATAGATGCACTCACCGCCGTCCTCCTCACCCGTGACTAGTAAGCCAGATGCCTGATACCGAGGAGTCCACCGTTGCCTGCGGCGTTAACAGTCGGATCACCGATGTGGCTAGTTTCGTAGTTCAAGACACCGTTTGGCGGTGTAACCGGCGTGTACAGGCCTCGAGGATCGCCTGTAGTCGCTGTTTGGGGATCAGTCAACACAGCCGCAACTGAGGCAGTGTTGATCTGAGCGAAGGTCATAATTGTCGTGCCTTCCTTCGCCGTTGTGATTTGGCCCTTCCACGGTAGACCAAGCGACAAGCCAGAGCCAATCGCCACCGTGATTGTATTGGTGGCCAGTGTGATGAGCCTAGTTCCGAGAACCCAGCCAAACGCCTTCAAGCCAACGAGTGCAGTTGACGCCGCTGCTGAGCCCGTGAAGCGTTCATACATTGGCTGACCAAGATAGTCAGCTCCAATAACGTCTAGAACGTTCGCATTGCCAGGAACGCCGGACGGAGTGACTGTGATGGTCCTGCCATAGCGTGAGTCGAGCTTAAGCGGCGTCGAAAGGTACTGAATCGTGGTCAACGTCCCACCGACACCGGCAGTGATAAGGGTCGCCAACGGACCGGCGGTTGCCGGAATGCCGTGGGTGAACCTTCCAGGCCCAAGGTTGATTACCGATGTGCCTAGTGCCATGGCCGGAACGTACATGTTCAAGCCAAGAGCGAAAGCCTGTCTATCTTGTAGCATAAGCGCCTCCTTATACGGCCGAAACCTGTTCAGGCTCGATCTGCTCCGGCATCAGGACCGGACCAGTTTTTGCTGTGGCAAGCCTGATGACCTGCTTTTCCATCGACTCCATGGCTCCGCGGCGAGCATCCTCGTTCTGAGACATGAGCATACGTCCGATGTGGCTA